AAAGTATAGTCACCATCAAAATTGCCTGTATTTTGTGGCATACCACTTCCAACATTTGCTACAGTAAATCCAGTAGATTGTTCAATTATATTTGTGTTAATTGTTGTATTGGTTACGCCATCTAAATACCCAGTCAAAGCAATATCTCTATCTACAACTACCTGTAACAAGTGAACATTTCCATCATTTAATGATGCTCCTCCATTGCCAGTAATAGCCAAATAATCTACCCCATTTAAATTTACGTAATTTTTTCCATCTCCTGATTGAAACCAAGCTATTCCAGTTCCATTTTTGTGAGATTCTAATAAGTATTGTTTTCCATTTAGATTTGAATTAAATCTAGCAAAAGCTATCATAGAAAAATCTCCAGTCTCTACATTTAAATCATTTATTTGCAAGTTATGAAATCCAGTTGTAGTTACATTAGCAAGAGGGGTATTACTATCTGTAATAAGTCCACTAACAATTGAATTTCCGCCCGACCAAAGAGTAACATTTAAAGGGTGATTGACGTTTTCGCCGCCAGACCAAGCTATTTTATCATGTGTATAGCTATGGCTAGGATCATCATCTGTTAATATCCAAGTATTATTTGTTCCACTAGTTTTAATTCTGAAACCAGAAATTAAAGTATTTTGATAAAGATTTGCGCCTCCTGTATATGTTCCGTCAAAAGAGCCATGAGTATTTTCTATCATTCCGCTTCCAACACCAGTTAAGCTAAATCCAGTGGCGCTTCCTGAACCAGTATTTACAAATATGTGATTAGTGCTACCAGTTGGGTTTCTAGATCTTAGTCCTGGAGTTAAACCAGTCGTCAATAGGTGTTGAAAAACTCTGTTTCGATTATTGAAGCGATGAATATTAAAAAATTTATCTATTAAACTTTCATCATTTCCAGATCTTTGAGCCATAACCGCATATTGATCGTGATTAAATCTCATAGCAGCAACACTTGTTCCATTAAATTCATCTAATACTAAATCAAGGTCGAAATCAAAATTAGTAACCCCAGTTGTTGCATAATTTAAACATTCTATTGGTAAATCACTACCTGTTTCATTATTAAATCCTGTGTTAGTCGGAGAAACGGCTAAATATGCATATTGTCCTGTACCACCCGCAGCGACCGTATTGTCCTGAAAAGCTGCAAAGTGAAATCCAGTAGTAGAGACTCCTGTTATAGTGGTTTCAGAAAATTTAGATTGAGATGGGTCTGCCTGTTGAAGTTGTATAATTACTCTAGGGTCTGAAGGAAATTCTGATGAGAATTCAACCGCTTGAAATCCAGTGGTGCCATTTTTGCTAACAAAATTTGTTTCAATTATATTTGAGCCACCATCAAAAACTTTTCTGCCAGTTAGAGTAGCTATGTACGCATAATTTGTTTCCGAATCAGATCTTCCAGTTACGATAAAAGAATTATTCGTAGTGCTAACTCTGCCCAATTTTTTGTGAATATCATCATGAAAACCACTAAATGTTTCTTGAGTAAATACCACTGGCGTCTCTGAAAAAGTCTGATCAAAAGAAACCGCAGTCTCAGTGTGTGGATTACCAGTAATACTATACCCATTAGCCTCAAAATTTATACTTGAGGCCATTCTAAATCTTCCGTCTCCCGTATATGAAAATCCAGTATTTAAATCATCGTTTGATATAGTTACAGAAACTTCATTTGTTAGATTTTTAATTGCACCTATTCTAGTTCCGTCTGCTTTTAGTAAATCTATTCTTTGACCAGAAACATCTTGTATAATTTCGGCGCCCTCCCTACCAAAAATATCTTCAAATGTCAGATCAAAAACAGCATTTATATTTTCATCATTATCTGGATAGGATAAGTTTCCAGATCCAGTATTGTCTGCCGCGCTGTATGCATCGTCAAATTCTGTTTGTAAAGAAATATTTTGATAATCAATCAATTTATTTGTTGCGGAAAATTCAAAATCGCTAAGAGTTGTGGTAAATGTTGTACTTATAGCGTTTGTACTGGCAATATTTGTTGGGCTTGTATTTCTCGAAAAAATATTTAACTCATATTCTCCTATTTGATCTAGAGCAAAGTTTCCACTTAAAGTAACGTCTGTAAATTTACTTGAGGAACTGCTAAATACTTGTTGACTTAATATATTTTGATTTGGTTCTACTAAAAATATATCATATTTTTGAGGAACTCCAGCATTCGCGCCTTCTATAGTTAACGGGAAGTTTAATCTATTGTCTGATTGTTTTTGTGGGTCTCCCGTCGTCAGTGAAACTGGTGCAGCTGGTCTATTTATATCAGTTACTTTTAAATCAGGCGAAAATGTATCTTGATCTAAATCAAAACGTACATTTTCCTCTACAAATTTAAATTTACCAGTGTGGTGTATGGTTGCAGAAACATTAAATCCATTGTTTCTGGTATCTTCTTCTACCCCTATAACTCTATAATATTTAGGTTCTCTACCAGTAACATCGACACTATAATTATAACCATACTTAATTAAAGCATCTTTTTCAGAAAACCACTGCGACCCCGTAGCTGCTGAAGAATTAAATTTATGCACACCATCTACAAAAACTAAGTAAGCTCCAGAATTTTCTACATCATTGTCTATTCGATAAAAACTTGTTCCCGACCCACCTTCTTTTATTTTTAAAGATATTACGCTCGGATTGTGTATTTCTTTGTAAAGTTGATTATTAGCACTTGGATTGTCATAGAATTGTTCTATTCCAGATTTTCCTATTGAATTATAAACATGAATGTTTCCAGTTATATCAGTAAATTGCGTACTATTTATTGCTGGTTGAACTATTATAGCTTTTGGTCCAATTCCAGTATCTGAAGAACCAAAAGTATTATATTCTCCAGTCTTATCTGGATTGTAATAAGTTGTTTCTCCACTGGTTCCTATAACTGTTCCATAGTTTTTAGCAAAACTTCTCATTTCATCGTCAACTCTTATTATATCACCAGGCTCTAAAAGCAACGCTTCTGTTCCAGCCCCAAATGAAACTGTTTCCGTTGTGTTTAAAGATTCAAATAATACATATTTCGCCAATCGATGTGCTTGAGATCTAGAAGTAACTCCAATTCCATCTATAGATTTAAAATTTAAACCAACACTTTTGATAGCTTCTGCATCTTCTACATACTCTGTAGCCGTTCTAAAATTATCTTGCTTATCTAAAAAAGAAACTTCTAGCGCTGATAATTTTGTATTTTTATCCACATCAGCATAAGCAAAAATTCCTCCGTTTACATTCAAGTTGTTAAATATTAAATGCGGTGGAAATTTTAATTCTTTAGGTGTCGCCGTGCCACCAAGGGTTGACTCATCTGCCGCAGTTCTATTAAAATCTTCAAAGAAATGTGGCCTATCTATTTTAACAGAAACACAAGAATTATTGAAATAACTCATGGCTCTAAAAGATCTAGCTAAATCTTGTAAAGCTTCAAAAGCGCTTGCTTGATCTTTTATAAGTATGTTACAACTAAATCTTGGTTCAAGACCTCCCACACCATCGTCTAACCCAATAAATTTACCTACTCCCGATACTGTTGAAATTCTACTACCGTCATTCATTGTAACTGCATCACAATATTGACCCATCTCGTACAAAGTCCATTTATCAATTACATCAGTATCTCTTAAATAGTTTCCTATACCATATCTTGTATTGATTAAAAGATCATAATATATCCAAGCTGGATTATCAGACCAACCAAGTTTAAATGTCCCATTCCAATCTCCGTCATAAATTAAGTTATTTCTTGTTGAGGTACTGCTAGAAAATCTTCGATCAGTCCCATCTGTATTAATTGGAGTGTAATTTGATGGAATTAATATTTTCTTTCCCTTCAATCTAAATGTTCTTGATGGAACTTGTGGGTAGTATTTTGAATCTATAGAAGTGGCGACATAAGCTGAATTTGGATACAAATAATCATTTGAATTGATGTATGTTATAGTTCCAATACCAACTTCTCTTTTTACTAGATTTGATATTGTTTCAAATTGAATTTTTTTTACTTGAATAAAATTATAAGCATCTGTTTCATTTAAAGTTGGTAGCGATATTCCTTCCAAAGTTAATGTGTATGGGTTTGTAATAATTCCTGTTATTGAAATTGTTCCATTTGCTTTGACCGCAGTTTTACCTTTTTGTGCCCTAGTTGAGAACTGAGCAACCGATTGGCTTTTTGCTCCAGATTTAGTAACTTTTCCGACAAAAATTTGAAAAGTTACTGTTTCTTTGATCTGTGTGCCCATTTTACTTGCGCCAGCGTTATTTTCTCCAGCTGTAGCAAAAGATTTAGTGTCATATAGTTGATCAATCTGTAAGCCTAGATTAATCGTATCTACGTTTCTATCATAATTTAAAAAATCAAAAGGCTTTGCATTTCTTTCTTTTGGAACATAGTTTTGCCAACTTACAAAATCTCTGCCTGCTTTTCCCTCGTCTCTTATATCTTTACTACCATTTCCAGTCCTAGCTCCATTATCACCGCCTGTGCTCATGCTGTATGCACCAATTATTTTTGCTTGTATTTTTTCTACTTTTTTCGCTTTAGTAAAAACACTGGATTTGGTTTGAAACTCTCGTCCATCTTTAAACTCCACATCATATTTAGAGTGCGATGCGTCATTGTTTTGCAATCTTAGTTGTTTCTCGTCAAAATAAATACCTTTATCTATACCATTTGTAGAGCTTCCTATTACGTTATTGTCAGAAGAGAAATTCTTTTTCGCCCTAGTTCCTGATAAAAATTTACCCTGTGTATCTACTAAACCAGCAACTGGCCCTTCGGATAACAAATCTAAAGCGTCGTAAATTTGAAAACCAATTTTAGAGTAAGCGCTACTTGGAGGCAATAAAAAAGATGGCTTTGCCCCTTTAGATCCAGCTATTCTTATTTTGTTTTTAAATATTTTTTTGTAATAAGACATTATCCTAAATCTTCGCTTACTACATTTGTTCCTATTATATTGGAGCCAATTCTTAACTCTCCGTACACAAGCGGTATTGGAAAACCCTGCACTAAATTATTATCTAAATTGCTAAATATATAACTAGAAGTATCTACTTTTGTCTCAGCCGTTTGCGCTTTTGGCAATTCTACTGGAAAAAGAAGAGACATTATTCCTTGTATTATTATACCAATAATTAAATTACCTAAAAATCCTCCAGCCGATATAGCGCTACCAAGAGCCGTTGCTGCACTTACCACGAATTTTCCAATCGCTATAATAGTTCCAGCAATCGCTCCGCTAATTGCAGGAACTATATGAATTGTTTCTGGGGCATCCGCTTCTTGAAAATCTTGGGCAGATTTAAATTTTTTTTCGGGATTTTTTGGGTCAATCATGGCATAATTAATACCTTCTGAATATTGATTTATAACGTAATTTTTAAATCCATTTCGAGTTATGCTCAATGCTTTTAATATTTCTAATAATTTAGACACTTTAAATTCATGAGTTTCCCCAAAAATTTTTCCCATTTCTCCATGTATTATAACCTTAGTCATTTATAGCCTCCTTTAATTTAATTACACCTTTTTCATCTCTTTCAAAATTTGGCATATCAAATAAACTGAATTTTTCTGAAACCGTTGAATATATTAAAAATGGATATAAACAATTTTTCGCATTTTTTATGTCATATTCGGAAGGCTTTTCTTTTGCGTTAACATGGCTATGAAATACGGCTAATAATTCTTTACTTGTTTTTTTGCTTAAAAAATCCATTGGATGAATTATAAAACCGTCTGGATCATTTGATTGATTTTTTACTTTTTCAAAATATATTTTTCCATCTTTATAGCAAACCAAACCACATACCTCTTTTTCTGAGTTTTCGTTTGAATAATTTATTATTTGCTCTTTAAAGCTATTATCCTTTGGGTGGGTATGCATGAGTTCCTGGGAATCCTCCAAATGGTAAACTACTTCCAAATCTTAGTTTGCAGTCAGATATTTTTTTAGCACATTCATCTCTTTGCCACTTGTCAGAATTTGGTGGGAAATGCTCGAGTGATGTTGTATGCGCTTCTACACACACATAATATGTTTTTAGTCTTTCAGATGGAGCATTTAAATTTGTTTCCGTGTCTGATCTAAGCACATAATTATCTGTTTCTATAAAAACGTATTGGCCTAATGTTACGCTTCCTAAATTATCTCTCCACTTGCCTAGATTTGAAGTTACAGGAACTGTGGACCCAGACGAAGTTTTAAATTGTTGAGAGTTTGCTGTTGTTTTAGGTACACCTTTATATCTGCAACCGTGACCTCTATAAACCCAAGTGCAATATCTAGAATACACATTTCTATTTGGAATAAATACATTATCTAATTCAAACACGGTAGACAGCTCTAATTCTACCACATCTTTTGTTTCTGTTACTCTTCTATTTACATAAAATGTTTGATCTGGTAAATGAGAACTACTACTAGCTAAAGTTGCATTAGCAGCTAGATCATAATAAGGATTTTTTCCACCAGAAAAGTTTGTATCATCTAAAAATTTAACAAATGTTCTTTTTCTTATTATCTTTACTCCAACTAAATTATTGTATGTTTTTAAATATTTTGATACGTTAAGGTCAAAAT